GTTTAAAACGAGCTCCCTATTTTGGAAGGGTAACAGGCGGTCTAATCGCTCAGTTAATATCCATGGCTCATTATGAGCGTGGAGTTGTGACCTCCGGACAATTCCGTGTAGCTTAGCTACTGGCACATTAGAGTTAGCCACCTCTAAGAGGTAGTTAGCAATTGCGTTCCACTTAGTGGAAAATCGTCTAGTGGACTCAAAACTGAGTACATTAGTAACCTTAAATGGATACCTCTTTCCAGATCCACATAGTGCCTTAGGCATATAAACTATATGGGTAGATTCGTGTAGCCTTAGGCACACGTCTTGCAAGAAAGAGGCTAGAGAGAATAGATTATGAGGGCCCTTAGGGCCGATATAACTCCAATCTTTCCCAAGTAAATCAATTTTCCCTTGGGATTCAATCTCTATTGAATTTATGTCAGGTTTGACATCTAAGATGCACCTAATACGTGGATAATCCACGTAGGGTATTCTTCCCCAGCACTTAGTGCTACGGATATATACCCAAGTGTCTAAGACAGTTTTAGGTAACCTAACTAATTCTTCACAATATTTGAAGAAATCTTGAGATATGAAGGTATCTAAGATACTTATTTTCATGTCAAGTGACAATATCATCTTGATAACCTCTGAGAGGTTTTCTGTAATATTGTCAAGGCCGACTAAGTCGTCCCCTTTGACACGAACATATTTCAAGGTTTCTAAAACCATTAATGAGATGGAGGTTAGCACCCCCTTGGTCACTGGGTCCCCCATGAGACAGGCCCTAAGGGTCTGGCCCACCAATTTCCCTTTAAGGAAAATTGGTCTTGGTGATGTAAGTAGCGTGATGACTAAGTCACCATACCACTTAGGTATCACCAGGATGTGGTTCCAAACAGATAATATGTCTGACACTAAGTGCCAGTTCATATAGTCTGTTGCAGTTTCCATATCAGTTGATAATGCTCGCGGCTTAGCCTTCGAGTCAAATATCCTGTGATAATTGATGTCTTTATAGACTTTCCAACCATCCCTCGATTTAAGGATCCCAGCCTTAAAGGCTGGAAAACCTGAAAGAGCCTTTAAAAGGCTGTGAGAGTATGGTTGTAGGGCACTAGCGTGAGCAAATGTGCTCACACTAATGGTTCTAACCTTAGACGGTTCAAGAACGTGACTGACTTTAATTCTAAGAACTTCTGAGAAATTCTTAGTACATTCCCTTAGGGAATGATAAAAAAGCCAGTCCCCAATTGCTTCCTTAGGAACCAACTGGGGCAATTCCTGACCGGTTTCGAG